GTTTGCGGATCTTTCCAGTCAAACTCTTGTAGTTTTAGTCGTCGCGCGGCTTGAAACGCTTGCCCTCGTGACACTTCACCCTTTTTTGCAAGCAATAGCGTCATTTCATCTTGGCTGGATAAACCTCCGGCAGAAAATTTTTGTCCCCTGCCCATCTTGCTTCGGTTTATCGCCCCCATGCCGCGACTTTTCATCATACAAATCGCCCTTTGGTTTTGCCTCTTTCGGCGCAACCATCAGCACGTTTAGACGCGGAGCCTACTGCGCCACCGTGAGCAAGCCCGCGCTTCATTGATCGCCGCTTGGACTCTTCATACGCTTTTCCCGACTCTCGCATTAGCTTTTCGTCGGCTACTTGTTGGCGCATCTTTTCCATTTGCGCAGGCGAAGGCGTCATCTCATCAGGATTAAGCGGCGGGTTCCTGACATCCGGGCCGGCTTCGGGGCCGCGTTGAAACTCATCCGGCATTACCGGAAGAAGCGGCTCGCTTGGGGGGCGTCGCTTGGCCATGTCAGCACATCCCGCCTTTGCGCATTTTCACTTGCATACCTTTGGTCTTACCTTTCTTAGCAACACCATCAGCAGCACGAGTGTAGCCGCCAGCAGAGTAGGCCATGCCGCCGCCCATCATCCTCTTAGCCATGCCGCCGTGCTTCATCTTTCCAACACCGTCAGCGGCAAACGCTGGGACTTTTTTGCCGTCTTTCTGAACCATCGGCATACCGCCACCGGCGTAGCCGCCCTTCTTCATATTCTTCATCTCTGCCATCTCATGTTTGACCATAGACTTGGGAGCGCCTTTCTTCTTCATAAAGGCCAGTTCTTTACCCATCATTGCTTTGGATTCTTTCATGTCGCCACCTTTGGAAAAAGTCATGCCTTTGCTGGATTTGCTGAACTCTTTTGCTACTGAACTTGGGATGCCGGCTTTTTTGGCAAACTTAGGGTTGTGTGCTGCCGCATCCATGAACCGCTTTTGCTTGGCTGTTGGCATCGCATACCCTCCTTGTTCAACTGACTTGCCGCCTGTTGACCAGTTGCCAAGTTTGGACTTCATACAATCTTGCCCTTGGTCTTGCCGCGTTTAGCGCACCCATCTGCGCGCTTAGAGGCGGATCCGCCTTGCTTAAACGACGTAGTGCGCGACGTTTCATACGCAGACCGAGCGTCTTTGATCATTTTGGGGGGCATCATGTTACGCATCGACGTTCCTTTGCATCATGTTGTCGATTTTCTGTTCTAGCTTGTTGAATCGCTGATCTAGGTGATGTGAGATACGGTCAATTTCCTGTTTGGTGATGTTGTCCCGCGCAATCTCTTCCCGTGTCCGATTCAATAGAATTTGGATGCGGTGCAGCTCGTCCCACATAATTTTCAGTAGCCACAACCCCAGTCCAGAGATGAATGACAGGAGCGCGTTCCATATCATCATTTCCATCTCAACACTTCCACTTCCTCAGTGATTTGTTGATGCGGCTATTTGGATCTCGTGCAGTCTCTGCGGACGTATTCTTACGTTTGTGCCCTTCCATCCTGGCGCAGAATGATTTCTTCCTTGCGCCACCCTCTGGCTGCGGAGCTTTCAGTCCCGGCTTCCCCGGATTGGCTTTGTTGTAGCTGGCCCTCCCTTTGGCATTCAAACCACCAGAGGGACTTTTGCCTTCTGAGCGTTGCCATGCCGGCGTCTTTGCCATCACGCCACCCGCTTGCTCTCAATAGGATTGATCATGGGGTACAGAACATCCCGGCCAAAGTCGCCTTCGTATTCTTGTACGCCCATGTGTCCTAGCTTGATGGTGGGGTCAATCCAGACTTCGTAGCCAATCGCGCGCGCGCGGTCGCAGAACAAATAGTCCTCGCCCATGTAACCTTCTTCAGTGACTAGGAAATCAAACACCGCGTTCAGCAACTTGTCGGTGTTGTGATCGTAATAGTTCCACTGAGGGTTCTCGTTCACCAGGCGCTCAAACACTTCGCGCCTGACCAACATAAACGCCGTAGCAATCCGCTTTGCCCTCACCAAGCCCATGCGGTTCATGGTGACGCCTTCTTCGTCTTGGTCGAGCTGGGCAATGTATACCTTGTCCGTTTTCCGTGTTCTTGGCACACCGCCAACAATCCCTTTCTGGGGATCGTTTGCCCACGCCATGAGGCGTAACACTGAGTCCGGCTCAAAGTTGATGTCCGCGTCGATGAACATCAGATCCGTGCAGTCTGAATCTAGGAAATCCTTGACCAGTAGGTTCCTTGCCCGTGATACCACTGAACACCCGCAGATGCTACCGATACTTAGCTCAATCCCGTGCTGCGGCAGCTGCTGGGCTAACCGCGCCAACGACACCGCCAGTTTGAGACTAACCTTAAAGTCATACGCCGGGAGGGCCACAAACAGCTTGCGGCCCGCCAGGTTGTAGCTCTGTTCGTTCATGAATCACCCGTAAATGACAACAGCGGAACCGACGTTGGACAACGTGCCATGCACATCCGTCTCAAAGAGCAATCCTTGACCGGGGAAGAGCATATATGTGGGCTGCGTTGCCGAGGCCACCGTGTTGACCACGATAACCGTAGCGCCGCCCGATCCACCGTCTTTTAGAGTGACGCTACCAGCTGTTGCGCCGGGGATAATGTAGATTGCCTTGACCCGAACTCGCCCAAGATTGTTCGAGTTCTGGTCTTGGAAATTGCCCGTCGTTGTCCGCGCCGCACTGGCTTTTACATCAGTTTGCATCGCCATGTTGGCCTCCTATCAGGAGTCAGCAAACGGAGTAGCAACCGTACCAGAGCCTACCGCTACGCCAGTGACCATGTATTTGAGCGCATCTAGTGCAACGATTTGCACCCACGATCCCGCCACTCCGCCAGTCGTAGAGCCGTTAAAGTTGATGAAATCGTTGCTTGCGCCAGCGCCAAACCCTCGGGTTGCGTCCGTAGAGTCGCTATCAATTGACAGGACGTAGCCCACAAACTTATCCGTACCATCAGTGCCAATCTTCAAGGAACTGGTAGAGATGGTGGTTGGAACCCAAACGGTGTAAACCACACCTTCGTTGTTGGGGTTGTTGGGATCGGCGCCGGGGCCGGAAGAGTTTGCGTCCGAAGCAGTGTTAATGGTGGGAAGCGTCAGCACGACGTTTGCCGCCAAAGATCCGCCAACGGTGATGATTCGTCCGCCATGATCGACGGGGTTCAGAGTGGTGCTTGAGGTAATGCTAATTACTGCGCCTGGGCCTTGTTGATAAACACCGCCAAGGGAGCGCACCGGCCCTTGAAAAGTAGTCTGAGCCATGACAATCCTTTCGTGTTGTAGCACATCCCCGTACAGTCTCTACAACGTCTGCTAGGTCAGTCTGTACGAGTTGGGAAACCTAGATGCCCCATAATAAAACAAAAGAGGGGGTTTTGACACCCCCTCTTTCTTTACGCCCCAGGCGAGCCAAACACGCCAAGCGGATCCGACCAGCCGAAGCTGTAACGCTCACGCGCCTTGTAACGCACGTTGCCGGTGTCGAAATCTCCATCCATCGACGTAGCCAGCGGAGTACGAACAAAGTGCTTCAAGCCATTCGGAACATCGGTGGTCAAGAACCAGGCGTCGCTGTCGGTCAAGAAGTTGTTGACCGTATAGCCGTCTGGGATTGAACCGTTGCTCTTGATGGCGTTGATGTCGTTGTCTGCGGTGCCGACACGGAGTTCCGTCTCAAGCAGTCGCGTTGCAACGAACTGAAGCGCCGGGGGAACCACCAGCTTGCGGGGTTTGGCGGCAATCAGCAGCCCACGCTCATCCGTCCACGCAGCGATCTGAATGACTGCCGCCTCAAGGGAGGTTTCATTCAGGTCAGCCGGCGTAGCTGGTTCGTTGCTGTTGACACCACCAGACACCAGCGGGTGCGCCGTCGAGAACAGTTCGACGTTATCGCCACCTTTGTAGGTAGACGAGAAGCCGTTGTTCAGGATGGCAGCCGCTTTGGTCTGCTTGGTGTACGCCATTGCACGAGCCAGTGCCTTGGTGTAACGGCTTGACAGAGTGTCATAGAGGTTGTCCTCGATGGCCTCTTCCGTCAGGCTGAAACCCAGCGCAATGGTTTCGTGGTTGTAGCGTGCCGTCCAGGCTTCTTGGCCGTTATCGTAGGCAATCGCACTGCCCTCATTCTTCACCGGAGCGGCGGAGAATCCAGACAGTTTGGTTTCCTCTTCAAACGAACGCTCAGAAGACTCGGTTTCAAAGATTTCCTTATGCTGTTCGCCGTAGGTCTTGTACTCAAGACCAAACAGCGCATTCAAGCCAGGAAGAAGCTCTTTGAGTAGTTGCGCGCGTGAAATAGCCATTTGTTAGCTCCTTATACGCCAGTTGCGTTGTCATACTGGTGCATACCGGCGTTCCATTTCACGATCACTTCCGTGTAGGAGCCAGGATAGCCAGCGATGGCTGTTTCGGGAACCACATCAATGACACGAACCGGGAACGTACTGGTTGTGGCAGTGGTGGAACTCACAGCAACTTTGGAGTTGCCATTGGTGGTGCTTCCAGCGTTTTGAACCAGAACTGCGTTGTTGCCAACGGCGGTGCGGTTCACATAGCTAATAGTCGTCGTAGATGACACCACAGCAACCTTATATAGCGCGGTGGGATCATCTTCAACGTAAGCCACGATGTCGGAAGCAACGGTGCTTGCAGGGTAATACTGACGAAACAACTTGCCGAACGTGGCGTCAGTGTACGAGCAGCCCATGAAAACACCAACCGGGGTGGCGGCGTCTGTACCAGTGTCTTTCGACAGAGTGCCATCGCTGCCCAGCTTCACCACATCCCCAAAGAAGATGTTGGTAGCAGAGCCGGAATTGATGGGAATCTGACGAGTCGCACCGGCAAACACCTGACCGCCGATCAAATTGATCGGAATCAGCCCGTAGGGGGCATCAACTGATGGGTAAGCCATTTAAGGACTCCTTGGTTTATCGACCTTGACCAAACGATGTCGTGGACTTTTTCTCTTTGAAGAGCGGCATCCGCGCATCGCTTTCTTTCATAAAGTTGTTGTCCACAGCATCCATGTTGTCCTTGGACACCTTGGCGTAATACGCCATGCGTTGGCCAACGAACTCTTCTGGCATTTTGCAGAGCAACAAGCCGGCGATCTCAATGTTGTCTTTGTATCGACTATTGGGATCAATCAGCATTTGGAATTGCGGTTGTTCTTCAGCACGAACCGGCTCCCATCCTTCGCGGAACTTGGCCGAGATGTTTTTAGCATCATATTGGCCCATGGTCGTGATCCGAACCCAGCGGTAAGCCCAACCAGGCTGCTTATCCGGTTGCGGCAAAGTCTCTGGACGCTGCCACTCGCGGGGGCGCTCGGTTGCGCTTCGGGATTGAATTTCGCGTGCAAGTCGGTTTTCAGCCATTTTGGTTCTCCAGTTTCAGGTATTCACGAGCATAGTGTTCAGGGGTAATGCCAAACTTCTTGGCAAGGCGCACCTGAGTTTCTGACAACACAACTTTTCTGGGAGCTGTGCTTCGTGATGCCGGAGCAACCACGTTGGCGGGTTTGCTTGCGCTTCGACTGGGCTTGCCGCCCCCAGTCTGCGTATCTGGGAACTCTTCCGGGAATTTATCTCGCATTGTTTTGTCAATGCGTGAGTAGTATTCGTCGGTGGTGGCATACGCTGCCCCATGTTGTTCCACTAAGTCTTCGTGCAGTCCTAGTGCCATGGCTGTCATCAAACGGTGTTTTCCAAACCAATTGTTTCGCTCTTGCCACGAAACGGCTTTGGAATCCCGCTGAACAGTTGGTTTCGGCTGCTCAAGTTGCGTATTTACCTCAGTCTCGGGTTTTTGTAAAGGCGTTTTGATTCGATCTGCTTGCGCCGCCTTCATTTGCGCCGCATTGAGTGTTTGCTGCGCCTCTAGTACACGATCTGAATCGCCCGACTCAAAAGCGTCTTTATAGGCTGACTGCGCATCCTTGAGTTGACGGGCCGCTTGCTCCTTGAAAGTAGCAATCAGCGCCGTTTCCGACTGGGATGTCTTGGCTTTGAGCTTATTGTTTTCATCAATAAGCCGTTGCGCCAGGCTGACAGCTTCTTGTCGCTCCCGATCCGCCTCTTCTTTGGCGCGGCGCTCGTCGTGCCACACCTTCTTCATTTGCTTTAAGCGGACTTTGACTTTTTCCGAGTAGTCCTCTAACTCATCGGCTTCAAGTTCCTTAACCAAATCGCTAGGAAGCGGTTCGCGTCCACGGTCTTCTTCGGGGGTATCGTCCTGAACGGCAACCTCAATTTCTTCGTCGTTCACCCCTACTGGGACTTCGTTCTCTTTCTTGGGTACGGTAGACATGTCCACTCCTATTTGCGAGATATGCCGCGAGGATCTTCAACAATCCCTTCGACACTATCGTCGTTGATGATTCGGAACTCCCTGCCGTGGATCTTTATCCTTGATCCAGCGTGTGGCCGGACAAGAACAAAGTCGCCCTGTTTGCAATAAGGGCCACTGGGAAAACGGGATGGGTCTTTGTAGCAATCCGGGCCGAGCTTCACAACAAACAACACCGTTGTGAGCAGTTCCTCGTAGTGCATGGTGATGTCGGCTTTTAACAAACCGTTATCAAACGCGTCTTCAATCTCTGGTAACGCACACAAGATGCGATACCCCGATGGATCTGGAAGTTGTTTAGCCTTCTGTTCTGCGGTGTCAGGCAGTACCGTGGTTGTTCCTGGATCATCGGGGTTTGTGCCGATCAGGATGCTCATTCAATTTCCTCGTATCGTTCCGCCGTGTCGGCGATGATGGAATTGGCAATCATCAAACCACGGATCATGCCGACCGCGTGCTTGTATTCGCCAAAGTCTTTGGCCTTTCCTAGTGTCAAGTCGTCTGCGATAACGGTTATCTCCTCTTGTAGTTTCTTGGACAACATCTTTAGCAAATCAACGCTCATTGGCCTCTCCTCATAGACGCACCGATTTTCATACCCTCAATTTGTTCTTTGGCGGCCAGTTCTTCCTTGGCTTTCTGGATCTCAAATCCCAGCTTCATCCCCTCAATTTCTTCTTGAGACTGGAGCTTTTCTGTGTCCATTTGCTTCTTGGCCTCTATTGCCGCCATGGCTGCGCGTTCTTGAGATGCCACACGCTGTTGCTCAACTTGTAGCTGTTGAGCGCGCATCTGTGCGTCGATCTGGTCTTTTTGGGCCTTTCTCTGTACGTCCTGGGCTTTGATCTGAAGCTCCTGCATCTGCATCTGCATGATCGGATCTTGTGCCTGTTGTTGGGCTTGTTGTTGTTGGGCTTTGGCTTGATTCTGCATAAGCAGCTGTTGGGATGCCTGCGCCACCATCCTAGAGAGAGCGGCCTCGAACTCTTCGGGTAACGGCTCCTCTGCATCGGGAGGAGGTAGAGCCGCGCCAACCTGTTGCTCAATCATGTTCCTATACAGGAAGGCGTAGTGTTCTGCGATGTGGGCTTGGAGTGCCGCCATCATTTGCTGGGCTTGCGGGTTCTGCCCAATCATTTGTGCGGTCATCGGATCCTGCATGAATGACTGATGGGTGGTTATGTGTGCTTGATGATCCTGATAGGCAAATGCCTTCAAGGGCTTCATCCTCACCACATCCATGTTCTCTGTTATGGGATCCTTGGGCTTATTGTCTTCTTCTAGCTTCACCAACTTAGAAGCGTTTTTGATCCCTAGAACCTCTAACATCTGTCTGTGCAGCTGGGCCAGGTCGTACAGTTGGGGAGCTGATGCTGCTAATTGCAGTGCCGCCTGGTACTGCACAACCTTTTGGCTCATGGTTGCAGCATTGGGATCGGACACTGGGATCACATCTACCCGGTCGTAGTCGGACTTTTTAGCTCTCCTATCACCATCTTCTGGTTGATAGTTATATTCTTCTGGGGTGTAGTCCTTGATAATGTTCTTGAGTAGCTTGAACTCCTGCCGCATGGAGTAGTGGATCCGAGCCTGGACGGCGCTCATGATCTTCAGGGTTCTTTCTAAGATAGCCAGCGTTGTTCCTACTGGGGATTGGGCTGACATATCACTGATCTTGAGATCCGCTGCTGAAGCGAATCTCCTGCCCTCATCAATGATCTTGTCCATCAACCCCGCCAGAACCTGACTGGGTTCCTTATAGGGCAGCGCCATGATGTTGTCTTTGATGGTTCCAGACGCTACGTCCACATCCCTAAATTCCGCTGGCGCTATGGGAGTGTCATCTCCTTTGACCCTTAGTCCTTTTGTTTTGAACCCGCCGGGCAAATTGGACAACGTACCCGCATCAACTAGCTGGCGAATTAAGGATGTTCCTGCTTTGGAGTAAGCGCCAATAAGGTGGATCAACCCAAAACAGTAGAAGCCGAACCCAGGTACATAGCCATAGTGGACAAAGTGCTGGCGCTTTAACTTCAGCTCATCATCAGGGTTCCAGTTTCTCCTGATAGATAGAATCGTTGCGCTGTGCTTCTCAATAGTCACTACATACGGCAAACCAATGCCAGTCTTTTCACCATCATCTTCATCCTCATACCCCGGCAAATCTAACGTGACATGCATCTCCAGAATCTTGTAACGGTCATCGCTACTTGCCCGGAAACCCATACGTTCGGCGATCTTTTTCTCTACGTCATCAAACGTATCCGTGGGTTCGCCTAAATCTATATCCCGATAAAACCCACTGACTTGCAACTTGCGCATCTCATTCTCAGTCTTCCTCATAACGTGCGTTACACGCTCTGCGGTTTCTAAGCTCGATGCACCATACGGAACGACAATATCCTCTGCGGGCACGAAAATTGCTACTTGACGCGCTACACTGGGGTCGTAGTAGACCTTTTTGAATGCGTTGCCTGCCAGACCCAGACCCCATAAAAGTCGTTCGTGTTCGGGCCGGTATTCGGGCATTTTTTCGGTCAGTTGATAGTTCATGTCCTCCTTAACTCTAGTAGCTGCGTCGCGGGTTTCGCTATCTTCTTTGCCGATGACTTGGGTTTTGACTGGGCCTTGGGCTGGGAATGTCTCCATGATGGTTTCGGACTGAAACTTCACGAGAGCTTCTGCGAGTAACGGGTGATACACTCCGCACGCACCAGGCCAGGGTTCAGTTCTGTCCTCTAACTTCATCCCCAATAGTTGGATGCCATCCACATAGGTTTGGATCCAGTCCTTCCTACTATCTACATCTGATTGAAAGTCCGCCAATAGGTCAGAGGCCAGTCCCTCTAAGGTGTCACTTGGCATCTCTTCGGCCAGGTTGGCTGAAAAGTCATCTTCAACCTCAAAATTCAGTTCAATCCCATTGATAGACACCGACTCTGGATCAACAATCTCAATTTCTATGGGTTCGTCCTCTAAAACTGCTAGACCCATAGGGGCTTGGTTGATGGCTTTATCAATGTCCATGTTTGTCCTTAGTAGTAAACGGGCTTTCTCTTGAAGTGCTTGGTATCTTCCTCTTCATCTAAGTCAGCTGTCACATAGCCGCCTTTTCTGAAGCGCATGAGTGCCAAAGATACGGTATCTACATAGTCATCATGTTCCCCGGAAGGAAATGAGGCAACCTCATCAATCACTTCTTCTGCCCAATGTGTGTTTGGCGCCCAAACTCTACCTGAAGCGAAGAGATCAGACACCGCGTTTAACCTCGTGATCTTGTCGTTCCCCCTTACTGGGGTAAATTCCTGAACAGGGATACCCATAGCTCGTAGTTCATA